ATTACCACATCATCTCCAACTCAAGATGAAAACAAGGTACCAGTATATCGTCTTGTATATCCTGGTATTTTAATTGGATCGGTTCTATCTGATGATGATGAGCTATATGTGCGAGCCACAGTAATGCCATACTATGGGCCAGCAAAATCATCCGTTAGAGTAGATTACGGTTCTTCAGATTGGAATACAAGATATAACGATTTTCAAGATGTTCGTTTTGTATTCCAACAAACAGATCTTCTAGATGTTTACATTGCACCAGACGGTAACGATACCACTGGTGATGGAACAGAGGAAAATCCATACGCTACCGTAGTAAAGGCAATGGAAAAATTCAGCACCAGTAATAGCAATAAGTTTCAAGGCAACATCTATTGTATGCCAGGAACTTATTCGTATATGGAATTTAGGCAAACATCAACAACAGGACGAGACACCGTTAAGTCTATGTTGACTATTCAGCCAGCACCAAATACTACTGGTGAAGTTATTTTTCTTGGTGGAAATTTAAGCGGTACCGTTAGTCATAACGGATTTGCAAGAAACTATTGCCTACGTTTTAAGAATATCTACTTTAATTATGAAAACGCTAGAAATGCTGATGCTGGAGATACAGTAACTCCAGGATACCGAACCGTAAATCAAGTAGGTTCAAATATTCTTTGCGTCATCTTTGATGGGTGTAAATTTAGATCTAATCCAGCACATACTACACCAACAGCCTCATCAAACTTTGTCTTCTTAACAGCAAGACGACGATTTGTTATTAACTGTCGTATGGAAGTTCAGCTACCAAAGCTAAAGGGATGGAGTGGATGTGTTGGTTCTTCTACCTGTTCCATATTCAAGGGAAATCTTGGTAATTTTGAAGTAACAACAGCAGATGTTACCTGTGGTAATCAATGTTGGTCTGCTCAGACTGGGCTTTGGATTAGTGTTACATCTACCGAACTTGCTTCAATTTCTCTTATTCGTGATATTGGAAATGGAATCTGCTGTTACAATGAACTAGTAACAACTAACGCCAACCAAAACATTATTACATCAGACTTCGGAAATAATTATGCTTACATTTGTAACATGATTTATGCTTCCGATTACGATGGAACTACAGCTACAAACGCCACAGTTCGTTTGTGGGGAGACGGAAATATTCAGGTTGTAGATAATATTCTAGTTTGGCACAATACCGTTTCTGGCGGTAGATGTAATATGTTCTACTCAGATGCTGGAACAACAGAGATTCTTAGAACAAACATTTCAATTAGAAATAATCTATTTAAGCGTTGGTATATTAAGTCAGAAACCTTTGCTCCACCAACCCCAGCAAGAGTTGGTAACTGGTCAGTAATGAACTGCGTCGATGTTAAAGACAACGTTTCTGGTTTTAACTATGCTGGCATCAATTCGTTCCCAAAGGAATTTACATACACCAATTACGAAAGTGAATCTGATACTGGACTGGTAGTTGATAATCCGTATTCGGGAGAATCTGGTGTAACTGGTGGAACAAAGTTTAGTGGTTGGCCAAGATTGGCACCTGATTATGCACAAGAACTTGGCTTTACCGTTAGCGATTACTGCATCACAACGACAAGGGCTGGTGCCTTTGCTGGTCTATATACACTAGGCTGCGGACCTGATCGCTATCCTGCAGTCTATGTTCCAGAAGAAAGAGAATTTACCTCTTATGGTTCTGGGTTTGAGTTTGCTATTGACTGCACAACAGCCACAACAGGGTTTGAATTATCACTAGGAAACACGCAACAAGTAACTGGAATTACCGTTACACAGACAGATAACATTATTGTTAATAATGCTGGCGGTGGAACACTCCTAGGAAATCAGTTAGTTGTTATTCCTAATGATGATTCTGGTTTTAATATTCGATTCCAACCAGGAGAAATCTTCAACCTTAGTAACGGCAAGTCAAAAGCACAGAACTTTATCGATGCCTATCCTGGTGGATATATAGTAGCTTATTACAGAGATCCATCAGATCCAGTAAATCAAAAGAGAGATCTTTTAACTCTTACTCCATATCCATCAAATGTAAACTATGTACTAGCTTCTGTGGTTGCTGGGTTTAATCTAGACGGAACGGTTAATTCGCTTACAAATCCAGGTCAAACTTTCTCTGGTCTTGTTGGTGGAGAACCAGTCCGCTTTGAATTCTATGCCCCTACATTTGCAAAGTATACCTCAAAGGTAATTGACTTTGCAGATGTTGCTAGTGCAAACGGACAACCACCGTTAAATAATGTTGAGCGTATTCCTACCACACCATATCCATTCCTAGCTACTATTAGTTGGTCTGGTAATCTCGGTACCATTTATATGAAGGTGTCTAATAACGAATTCTCTACTGGAGACTTTGCATCACTTGGTACTGATTGGAAGCCAGTTTCAAACGGTAGTGTAATATCAGCAACATCAGGCGATTACGTTGGATTTGTTAGAGTAGCTAACAAGGTTGGTAGTGGAGTCATTACTCTTACCGATTACTATAATAGCAGCGTAATCGACACATTCGATCTATCAATAACTTAAGGTATTTAAATGTCAGACAATATCGAACCAACGACTCAGCCTATGGCTGAACAATCAGCGGTTTCAACTCCAGTCGACCGAGAGGCGATTGCTTTTGAGACTCATGTAACACAGAACAACATCCAAGTACCAGACAATTTCAAGTCTGTTGGAGATTGGTTCAATGCACTCAAGAGCGCGCAAGGTGAATACACCAAGGCACGACAGGAGATTTCAACCCTAAAGAAGCAGCTTGAAACACCACAGCCAGTCGAGGCCGTAGCTCAGGAGCAACCACAGAACGATCCAGTTCCTGTGATTCCAGAGGAACTACGCATTCCCGACAAGCCAAAGGTAGACGAGACTGCGACTAGAGAGACTCAAGAAGTTGGGTTGACACAGGAAGAATGGACAGCATACTCGACTGAGTTTGCAGTAAACGGTTCTCTTTCAGAAGAATCTGTTGCTGCAATCAAGCAGAAGACAAAGCTTCCAGATTATGTGATCAACGATTATCTTGAGGGACAGAAGGCTCGACTCTCGCAGGCTTACGACAAGGCAGCACAGACGATTGGAGGGAAGGATCAACTTGCCAGAGTATTTGACTGGGCAAGTAAGAATCTTTCTGATACAGATCAGAAGGCTGTCAATGCCGCACTAGCCTCGCCTTCGTGGGAAGTTGCATTGCTTGGTCTTAAGGCCAAGTATGATGCCTCTATTCCAAAGAAGCCTACAGCCAATGAGCCACCAAAGGTTGGTGGACAGAAGGTTGGGGCTTCTTCAGCAACAGCACTTGCATCTGGTCCGTACTCCAGCAAGGCTGAGTTCTTCAGTGAGCGGAGCAATCCTCTCTTCAGTACGGATTCAAAGTTCCGCGCCCAAGTCGAAAAGAGAATGGCGCAAACAAACTTCAATAATCTACGTTAAGGAATAAACAACAATGGCATATCCAGATCTAGCAAACGGTGAGATTGCCCTACGCGCAGACAACACCGCAGGCATCTCAGGTCCACTCGCTGGCGCTAACAAGCTCTGGCTCTCAATTTGGTCAGGCGAGACTATTCACGCCTATGACGCATACAACATGTTCGAGTCTCTCGTTGATAGCCGCACCATCAATAACGGCGTTTCAATGGAGTTCCCAATCACTGGCACTGTTGCTCTTGAGGCAGCATGGAACGCTGGTGTAGAGCTTTACGGTGGCTCTTCTTCAAGCACCACCGTCGCCATCAAGCTTGATAAGCGCCCAATTGCTGCACACTTCGAGCTTGACAATGTCGACCTCATGCAGACTCAATGGGAGTACCGCTCAGAGCTTGCACGTCAGGCTGGTCTAACCCTCGCCAATGCTCGCGATAAGCAGATCGCTGCTTACATTGCCCGCGCAGGCGTTGAGGATCTTAACTGGGTTGGCAATGCTACAGCTGGTACATATACCCCAGCAACCGATGTTCGTGGCGTTCCAACTGCACCAGTCTTCCTCAGTGTTAACTTCAAGTACCTTGGCGCTCACATCACCCCAGCAGCAACCACCGCACAGCGTACCGATGCTGCACTTGATGCCCTCAAGGCTTGCGAAGACTTCCTTGTCTACCTTCAGACCATCAACGCTCCAGTTGATGGCGTATACCTCGCTGTAACCCCACGCGCATTCCAAGACATTCGCGCTCTTGGCGTTGCTCGTTCAGGCACTCCAACCTTTGTCGAGCGTCCATTCTTCGGCGGCGTAGCAGAGGCTGGTGGTCTTGGTGCAGCACTCACCGCTGGCATGAACAACCTCATGGACAGCCTTGAGTACATGGGTGTTACCATCATCAAGAGCAATCACCTTCCAATCAGCAACTACGGTGCTGGCGCAATTGGTGAGGCTCGTTACAACCTCTCATTCGGTGATGCTGGTATCGTCGGTCTTATCTTCCAGAAGAGTGCAGTCGCATCACTCAAGCTTCAGGGTCTTAAGGTTGATACCGTTGATGACGTTCGTCGCAACACAACCTTCACCGTTGCAAGCATGATGAGCGGCACTGGCGTTCTTCGTCCAGAGTGCGCAGCTGTTCTTGTTGGTCAGACCACTCCAAACGATGCAGCCGCATTCAGCAAGGGTACTGGTACTCTATTCAACACCACTGGTGGCGTACCCTTCGCTGAAGTCGATGCAGCAAACGTTGGTGGTTCAGAAGCAGCAGCAGCTCGTAACGAGCTTCGTGTGCTTCTCGGAGCAAACTTCTCACGCGAGTTTATCCCAACCGCACCAACCACCGCAACCACTGGGTTCCCATACTCAGCATAATCTTAGATCAAACCTCACCTCAACAGGAAAGGAGGGCAAGACAACGTGTTTGTTTCACAGCTTGTTGTCCGCTTTTGAAGGAGGTGATCCTAAATCTCTTCGATACCCACGGTATCGTCGTACAGCCATGCTCCCCCGAAAGGGGGAGTGTGGTTTTCATCCCCGTTATTGAAAGGAAATATTATGGGTTATCTATCTAGACTAGACGCAGTCAACATGATGATGTTGGCAGCAGGAGAGAGCCTAGTGGCAGACCTCGAAGAGGCATCGGGGATTGACACAGGCATTGCAGAGTTTATTCTTGACCAGTCCAGCTTGGAATACCAGCTAAAGGGACAGGTTGAAAACAGAATTAGAAGAACAGCCGAACCAGATGCGAACGGTCGCATTCTTCTAAGCTTTCCATCGGATGATTACCTTGGTGTAATCTCCGCTTCCTTGGTATCGAATCACTGGAATGACGATGATATTCCAATTCAAGCCAGAGTAGAGGAAGGAACTCCACCAAAGCTTTTTAATATGACAGACTCAACCGATGTGTGGAATACCACAGAAGAGTACGTTATTGATATCGTTATGTTCCTCCGTTGGGAACAACTGGATACAGCATCACAGCGCGCCGTCTTAGGGGATGCCATGCGCCGCTATCAGATGATGGTACAGGGAGACAGAGACTCAGACCGTATTCTTGCCGAAGATCAGTTTACATCACGGATCAAGGCTAGACAAAACGACACATCGGATAAGAGACGAAACATTTTTAATGTCAATCCAGATGCAAGAAACGCAACATACCGATACCCTTATCGGGATCGTAGACGGAGTTGGTAATGCAGCCAGTAAACATTCCTATCTACACCCTTAGTGGTGGTGTCAGTAGACAACCAGACTCCAAGCGCACTCCATTCGAGGCGGAAGAGCTGGACAACTGCATGATCTCCCTCGAGAGATCTTTGGAAAAGCGACCAGGATTCACAGTTCTTAGTGGAATTGGCGGATACAATCTTAACTTTCTTCCAATAAATGTCAATCCTCATTTTACTTGGTATCAAGTAGACCGCACAAAACGCTTTTTAATTATCGTTGATAGAAACGCAACAATCGCAACATCAAACCTTTTCTATATTCTGTTTGTAGATGGAGATTCTTGGATCAACCAAACTCCCATCTATCAGTGGGATGCAGAGGATCCAGATCTTGTTTGGAACGGTACGGATACAATCACTGTAAACGATCCTCGCTATACCATCTATACAAAAGCAGAGGAAATTTTAAGTCCTCCAACTATTGCCGAATATAATGATATCCTATCAAGAGGTATGGTATCTAGGGATACAAGAAGATACATTGCATACGGCTTGGGAGACAATACAGAAATTCTAAAGACAGTTCAGGTAGGTGTTAACATCATCTACGCAAACACAAGAGTAAAGGCTGGCTTTACTTCAGGTCTTTCTGGTAAGACAGTAAATCTAGACGGTACCGAAACCGAAACAGATGATGTCGGCGGTGCTAAAATTACATACTATACCTCAGCCGAAGTAAGTAGAGTGGAGGATGACGGTCGCTTATATTACGATGCAGCATTTCCCTCTGGTCTAACAAAGGATCCAAACCTTACCGCACAGTTTATTCCAGTTGAAGACTTTATCTATGGCGACTTTGAGTCTCCTTGGCTAGGTCAGTCAGTAGCTGGATTCAATGAACTTAGATTTCCTCCAGACTTAAATGACTGGTATGTAAACAATGGAAATCCAGATCTTACTCCCGATGATTACAGCGCAAGAGATATGCTTATTGAACTCTATGATGAGTTCACTGAGTATCCAGATACAATCGGAGGGCGTGGAAAGATCTACTATTGTGCTGGACCTTACTTGGATCTTGATGCTGGCTATTATAGAATCGTATCGTTTGCCGAAGGTCTTACTTCGTCACACCCAAGCGGTTCTCCAGAGGTTGGAGCAGGACCACCATACACTCAAAAGGTTAGAACACCAGACTATTGTTCTGTTCTAGATAAGAAGAGAATGCCACAAAAGCTTTCCTTTGAAAACGGAGAGTGGACATTCCAACCCATTAACTGGGAACACAGGGAAGTAGGAGATCGTAATACAAACCCAGGTCCATCTCCATTCTTAGATGCTGACCAAGATGCAAGACATGTCGAGATCAAGTCTATCTGTAACTTTAGAGACAGGTTGTTCATGTCCTGCGAAGATGTCGTGTTCTCATCCAGACTTGGAGATATTCAAAATCTCTGGATTAAAGATCCATCTAACATTACGACAGCAGATCCTATTGACATTCGTGCAGCAAGTAATTCCTATTCGGAAATTTCTGCAATGATTCCATTCAATACATATCTGTTTTTAAACAGCCGTGGTAATGTGCAGTTTGAGCTTAAGGGAGATAGTAATCTAATCTCTCCGCTTACGGCAGAGATCTCAAGCACAACTTTCTATTCCACATTGGATATCGTAGAGCCAGTAACGCTTGGTTCTCAGATTTACTTCTTCGATAAGTCAAGACTATTCATCTATCTAAACGAAGACAGTCGAGAATTCAATACCGCCTTTGAGGTTTCATCGCCAATTACTGGATACCTTCCAGAAAATATTTCAGAGGCATGTGTGGCTGCTGCTCAGAACTATGTTATGGCAGTAGATGGAGATGACAAATCAAATCTCTATGTCTATTGCAATAGATTTTCTGGTAATCAGGTAGTTCAATCTGCATTTTGGAAGTACATTCTTTCACCATCAGATGAAATCTTTGCGCTACAGGCGTGGGATAACTATCTGTATGTAGTAGTAAAGCGAGATACTGGATCTTCACTTGGTTGGTATCTAATGCGTTCTATTCTAGACTCGGAGGATGTAACCATTCCACGTCTTGATTCAAGAACGGTAATTGAGCTTTCACCCAGCAATACAGTTTCAGTTGGGCCTTTACAGTTTACGATTGAGTTGCCGTACAAACTTCCAGAAGGAGTGGCATCAGTTGTGCTTGGACCTGACTTTGAAAATAATCAAGGAGAGATCTATAATGTCGAGGAAGTTACCAATATTGGTAGTATCAGCTCAGTAACCATTAGTGGTATTGACTTAACTCAACACTATGGCAAACATGTATATGTTGGTGTTAACTACACCATGCTAGCTCGTTTGTCACGTCTCTACTATAGGGCAGATCAGAACAATATTATTGAAGGCGTGTTGAATCTCAAGACAATGACAACACGTCACTCGGATACTGGTTCTTATCGCATTGAAGTTACAAGACGCGGTAGACCCACTAAACTAGTAACAGAGTTTTCTGCAACCAATCTGGAAACAGAGGCATACAGAGCAGAAGACGGAATTCTAGTATCCAAGATATTTTCCGTGTCGGAAAACTGCACAATCGATATAATCAACGATACACCAACACCAAGCAACATTACTCAAATTGAGTTTAGGTGTATCTTTAACAGAAAAAATTCATCTAAGAGGTAACATGGCTACAAACAGTACAACAGTTAGTACGTCATTAGACAGAACATATACTCTGCCAATCTCTTATGCTGGTCTTTCATTCATTGATAACGTATCTGTCGTAGATCAGTTGTCTGTTTTCCGTAAGGATATAGCAGAGCATCTATCAGCTTATACGCTTACAACGAAAGACTACAGAAGAGTAGGTAGAATTCCTTCAAGCTGGCTTACCATTAATGAAGCCACCAATACAATCGCTGCAATCACTATTCCTACTGGAGCTACAGTTACTCTAGATAGCGGAACAGTCGTATCCGTTCCAGCAATGGTAGAAAGTGAACCGCTATTAGTAGAACGAAAGCAAGTATATTCAGAGGCACTAGTCGATTGGATTACTGGAAGTAGAATTACAGCCGATCAACTTAATCTTAATACGGCACAGTTGCTTGCTTCTATTCAGGAAATCTATGA